TCACAGCACGGTGGATCTTGATTCGATTACCAACCCGCTCATCCTGACTAACCCCCTGTGCAATAGGCCAGCCAGCAGTAAAGGGGCAGACAGGAATGATCTGAGCAGCAGCCGCAGCAGAATTGCTACCAACAACATCGTGAGCGAAGTCGTTGAAATTTGCAATCTTCTTCTCTGCAACTGACTGAATGGTCTTTCTGATAAGACGTTTCATAGAAGTACGCTTCTTCGCAGGTCTGCGAGAAGACTTTCTCTTAATACTCGATTTCTTCTTAAAAATTCTCTTTGCCATGATTAAATTATGAAAAAATACTAAACTTCTTTGCCTGCACCACTTCGGCTTCGCGTCGCTAAGCGAGCAAGAAGTGCCCGTATTTATCATAATGAGCTTGATCGTCCAGGTAGGGGTCCGAGTTCAAGATGGTGGCGTCCTCGTCCGCAGGGTTCGCGACTGCGCTCTCGTTCGCACTCGCCTTCGGCGCCGCCTCCGGCGGACGTGCATCACGTTCGCTTGTCGCTTCACCGCGCGGCTCGTCCATCGGAGGTCGGGAAAGAGGGAATAGCGGGTAAGGGATGTGGATTACTTCGACGCGTCGGAGCATAGCTTCAAGTGTCTTCTCGTCGGTAGTACCGAAACATTCCCTTAACGTATATTGTGAGGTCACAATAATCTTCCGAGGTCTAATCATAAGGTATCCACCTTTGATCTGAGCCTGAAACTTATACAGATCAAGCCAGCGCTTCATGTCGCCGCTCTGTTTGATCTGATAAGGATCGTAGTCATCGATGATGACCACTTCTTCGCCATCGTACCCGTCCCACCAGGGGGTCCTCGGGTCCTTAATATAGGCGTCTGGGTGAACTTCACGGACACTACGACTCTTGCCACAGCCGGATGCGCCGTAAACCCACCCATGAGGTCTCCCACCCGGGATGGTAGACAGGTCCCACTTTGCGGCAGCGACTCGCTTCACGGCATACTCGACGCTTTTCAACTTGGTACACAATATATCAGAAGGAACATCCTCTAGACGTCCCTCCTTAACCGCAGCAAATGCCTCCGCCCATCGGTCCTTTTCTACGGTGCCTTTTGCGACTGGGTCCCACATTGGTGCGACGCCTCCTTCGAAAAAGTTCTTGTCCTCCTTCGAACAGTAAACCTTGTTCGAGGCGGGAGACCCCTTCGCATTTGCAAATCGTACATCCCCGGGGATCAAGATTCGCATTGCTTTCAGTGTCTTTTGGCTATCAAATGAAATATAGCCTTGGATGTGTGCTTTCTTTGTTGTTGGGCATTCTTCTTCGCCGAATACTATGTAGCGCCACTTAAGGGCTTTTAACAACGCGATGTACTCATCGGTGTAGTTGAACAAAGTAAACACCCAATTATAGTATTTTCCTTTAATTTTAGGTTGTTCCATCGTAAAAGAAATGAAAATTGAACCAAAATGGCTTTTGGATTATGGATTATTAGGTCTAGGGTAATATTAAACCTAGACCTAATTACACATCAGTATACGACAGATCTGCAGTATAACATACACGCACAGGAACCCCTGCTGCCGGAAGGGTGCCTCCATTGGCATCACAAGCCACCCACATGCACCAGAGGCCGCGAGTAGTAGCATCCACGTCGTTGTCATTAAACTTGACATTCTTCACCAGATGCTTCGTCAGATCAACAGTGAAGTTGCAGTTGAACTTGAAGTCGTTATTGGCAAACGCCTGTGCACCAACAACAATACCGGTCCCCTCAGAAGCAGAGGTGCCCACCTTGAACGTGCGTCGATACACAACGCTCCACTTGTCGGTGTTGATGGGAAGCCAGGTATCAACAATGTGATTCTGGAATCCCTCGGACGTACTCCCAAGCTGAAAGAAATTCGTTCCAAACGGATTGGGAGTTACGTTAGTATTCTCTTTGTCCCAAAAAACAATCATCTGCACCAAAGTTGGCTGGGGATTGATGTTTGTCGTGACATTATAGGGTTGGGGGTGAAGAGTCCCGCGAATCACAGCACGGTGGATCTTGATTCGATTACCAACCCGCTCATCCTGACTAACCCCCTGTGCAATAGGCCAGCCAGCAGTAAAGGGGCAGACAGGAATGATCTGAGCAGCAGCCGCAGCAGA